AGGTCAGGCGCTTCCGACATCGGCTCGATGCCCGCCATGATGGGCGAGTGGAAGACCTGTGCGTAAATCCCCGCCGAGCGACCGTTGTTCGGAAGTTCAGTGTCGTACCACGTCCCCTCGCGCACGTTCAGGATAATAGCATGCGTGCATTCCGTCGCCGAGCCACGAGGATAGCACCACCATATTTCTCCGAAGCGCGGAACCTTGTAGGCGAACACCTTATTGGAATACTCGGTGTTCAGGCCCTCGAAGAAATAGTTCAGGTTCATTTCATTGGGGACTTCTTTCACGACCCCGTTGAACATCAGGAACCTGTCCATCCCGATCCAGTAAAAGATGCCGTCGTACTCAATGATGCTATTGGCCGACAGAATCGAAGACGAGGCCGTGATGGTGTCGAACGCGAAGATATCCGCGCTACCCGTGTAGGAAACCCGGATCACGCGATCCAGTGTCCAGGCAAGACCCGCCGGAGCCTGACCGCCACCGCGCAGCGGCAGCATCTTTACGATTTTGGAGGAGTCGATATTCGCGGAACCGGCGTCCCCGCTGGAGAAGTTTTCCGGGTCGCCCGCGTCGGACCACTCGACGCGACCGTTGGTCCCATAGACGAACAGGTAGGGGTGCAGCACGCAGACACCGCCCGACGCCGTGACTCCGGAAATCGGGGTGAGCGCGGTGGTCGCATAGATGTTCCCGATGTAGACCTGTTGGGCCGTGCCCTGAGAAATATCCAGCAGCGTATTCGTGGCGACGCCGATAATGACCGGAGACCCGTCGCCTGTGGAGTCGAACATGGCGTCGAACTGCCACGTATAGTTCTCGCCGCCCGTGAACCCGACGGGCGTTCGGTCAACCGGCGCGGACGCATTGCCGAGCGTGTCGATGGTCAAGCGCTCTACGCCAGAGCCGTAGCCCATATGCGTGTAGACGAAGTTGTTCAGCGCCTGCGTGTGGAACTGACGAACGATGTCGCCAGCGAAATTGCTGATTTGCCGATAGCCCCACATCTTGCGCGGCAGTCGGCGCTGCCAGCGGACCCACTGTCCGTCCACGCAAGCATTGCCTTCGAAGCGCGTGCCGTCCCGTTTGATGCCGGGATCGAAGCGCATGGGCGCGATGATTGATCCGTCGGCCATTAGCTGGTTACCGTGAAGGTGCCGTTGGAGGTAAACGTATGGATCGTGTAACCACCAGAGGACGTGATCGTGCCTCCGGTCGCTCGCTGCGGCCCGAAGTACCGGATGATAACGATGCCGTCTTCGCCATCAGTCGGGCTACCGCCGCCTCCGCTTCCGGGGGTTCCTGAACCGACGCTAACGCCGCCGCCAGCGCAGTAGGTGACGGACGATCCGCTGATTGAACTCGCTACGCCCGCCCCCGGTGTGGCTCCAGATGCAGCGCCTCCAGCGCCGCCGCCAGTTCCTGGGTTGGTTAGGCTATTGGCCCCGCTACCGGCGAACCCCTGACCGGCGGTCCCCGTGCCGCCGGTTGTCGGGCCTGCGTCGGTGTTCGAGCCGCCGCCGCCGGAGCCGCCGTTGCCCCCGTTCGCGATAGGCGCTGCGCCGTAGCCGCCCCCGATGGCTGTCAATCCAAAGGCTGACGAGTTGCCACCCGGAGAACCATTGTCCCCCTCTAGCGCGCCACCGTTACCGCCTGCCCCGACGGTGATCGTGTAGGCTATCGTCAGGAGTGACGTAGAGCCCGTGAGCAAACCACCCGCGCCACCACCGCCTGCGGCCCCCAGCGATCCGTCAACGATCTTACCGCCGCCGCCGCCACCAGCGGCAATCAGGTACTCAACGCCTAGCCCGCTCTGGCTAAAGCCGAAGCCTCTGACAGAAGCTGCCGCGCGAGTGGCGAGAACAGGCATTACAGCGCCGATGCGATAGAAGCGATGACGGTGAAGGTAGACGCTCCCGTCTTGATAATCACATAGCTGTAGACCGCGATGCTGTTAATCGTGCCTGACGATGGAGCCCCGTTAAGCCATTTCGTCGTCACGCCGACTGCTGTGCCATCAACTTGCACGGCGCTGTTGTAGTACGCCGTGCCGCCCTGAGTTACCATAAAGACGACGGTAACAGACTCGCCCGTAGCCATGAGGCTGTTCAGGGTATTCGATCCGTTGCCACGCAGGTTCACGGTCCAGTTCGCAGAGGCGTTCGTGGTGTAATACAGGACGCTCTGCGTGGTGATATCGTAGTTAATCGTGCCGGTCGCTGCGGTTGCAGAGATCGTCACGACTTCCAGAGCGTTTGCGAGTTTCGCGGCAAGCGTTGCCGTACCGCCACTCAGGGTCTGTTTCGCCGTCCACGTCGAGGCTGTATCCGGCTTGGCATAATCCGTGCCTGCGGTCGCCGCCGTGAACGCCGACGTTCCGTTGCCCTTCAGCACACCCGTCAACGTCGCCGCGCCAGAGCCGCCTTGAGCGACCGACAGCGGCGTCGTCAGGCCAGACAGGGACGTGATGTCGCTGTTCGCCCCCAGAGCCGCAGCCGAGATCGCCGTCCGTCCAGCCGCTGCATTGACCGCCGTGAACACCGCATTGCCGACCGACGTAGCGCCGAGGTTCGTGCGCGCACCTGATGGCGTGACAGCGCCCGTGCCGCCCTGAGCGATAGTGACGGGGAACGAAATCGTCGAGGTGTCGGCGTCGATGACGTTCGTTCCGTCGCAGTACACGATAGCCCGAGCGCCGCGCGACAGAGCAACGCCCGAGCCAGCCGATGTCTTCACCGTGATCGTGTACGGATCGGACGCGAGATCAGTGTCGTTGCCCGGCCAGTATTGCTGCACCGTATTCGGGACCACGACTTCCATGTTCCCGGTCAGCGTGCCCCCGAAGCTGTAGGCGATGCGGTTCAGTTCCGCGCCGGACAGGACATACGGAGACGTCTCACTGGTCAGGTCGATGGAGACGTAATCGAACGCGAACTCCGCCGCTTGACCAAAGCCGACCGTGAAGAAATTCGTGCCGTCGCAAACGATAATGCCACTGTCGCCTGGATTGAACAGCAGAGTCGCCGCGCCATTGATCTCTTGGCCGCCGACCGTCGTCTCAACCGTGATCGCGCCTGTGCCGCCATTGCGGAGATGGAAGAACCAGTCGTTACCCAGCGTCGCCGCTGATGGCAGGCTGATCGTGCCAGCGCCGCTATCCCACAGGAACGCAGCCGCGCGATCCGGGGCTTGCGGCGTGTAATCCGTGGAGATCGTCGTGACCTCCATGGACTGGTTCAGCGTCGCACCGATAGCCTTAATACCTGCGCCGACCAGAGACCCAGCCGTAGCGGATGACGTGCCCGCGCCATAGGCCACCGAGCCCCACGTTCCATTCGTGGTGGCGTTCGTCTTCAGATAGACCTGCCACGCCTCACTCGGATCAATCGAGACGATGGTGTTGCCGCCCGCGTCCGTTACTGTAAAAGCGAACGAGCCGACGTTGAAGATCAGTGTCGCTTCACCCGGAGATGCCTGATTGGCAGGCGGCATCCGCAGGTCCCAGCCAGCCTGATTCGGCGTGACGTCCATGATGTTCGCGACGATGTTGCTATCGGTCGCGACCTCAACCGGCCACGTCAGCGCCAAGTCAGACGTTAGCGCAAACGCCCGGTAGGACGCCTGCGATGGGAAGATGGTCCCGCCCCCAAACGTAGATGTAAATGCTGCGGGCATTAGTCTTCTCGCCTAACGATGGAGCGGTCGGAAATCATGCGGATGTCTTCGCCGTTCAGGACCGAGATGGCTCGGTTCAGGAAACCTTCCCACGTCTTGATGCGGGCGTCGTCTTTCAGGAACGGCGTGGCTTCCAACAGAGAAGCATACAGCAAAGCGTCGGGCGCTTTCTCGGTGTACCAGTTCGTCTGCGTGGTTTCATCCAGCAGCGGCGGAAGTTCGTAGTACAGAACCTCATACGGGTAGGCATCATCTGGGGTGGGAGCCACGATCCAGTTATCGAAATCGTAGTCCGCATAGAAACGCGGCACATCTTCATTGGTCTGGTCCGGCCAGAACATGCGGATGTACTCATAGGCACGCGGGTAAATCTCAGACAGCGTATCGTTCGACGCGCCGGTACCGACGCGCATGGATACCGTCTCACGCCAGCGGTTCGGCTTGGCGACGCGAGGCTCGCCCTGAACGAATGTCGAGGACACCACCGTCACGGTGCCCTGAATCTTCAGTTCACGCGCAAGCCTGCGCTCAGCCAGATTGACCAGGGTCGGCAGTTGATCATAGACCGTAGGGTCAGACAGATTGCCGCGCTCAAGATATCTCCTGAGATCGGTAAGCAGTCCCGTGTATGTCATCGCCGTAGGCATGGAGGGAACCTATCCTATTTGCTTGACTTAGGCCACGCCTTCACTGTCGCCGAATGTTTCGCGGCGCACTCGGCATAGGCGATG